TGCTTTGGCGGCTGTGCTTAGACCAGCGATGGCTGTTCCAGCGGAACTTGCGGCAGCACCTACGGCTGCTATTAATGGAGGACACATATTATTTAGAGGGGATTATAAATTCAAAGAAGGGTTGATTACTAAAGGTAAGTTTACGAATGAAGACTGCTCCACAGAACTTGAGCCACTTTAGGGCTACGTGGTTATCCTCATGGACAAAGTTAAAGGTTGCGCCATAAGGCTTGGTTAATCGTTGAGTCCACTCACGGGACGCTTTAAGGAAGTCATAGGCGTTATCAGAAACACCATCAGTGCCTAGACACCAGATGTACGCTTGGTCGGCTACCTGTCCCACACCAAACATTGCAAAGGGAACATCATCAGAGTCTAAAGCAGTAAGTGTCACGTCATCGTTCTCAAAGCCGCTTAAAAGTGACTGACGGGGCTCGTGACCCATACAGGCTATCTCTATCTGGTCTGCTTTACGCATGTACGGATAGATACGCTCTATGTGGTCGTGGGTAGCAACAACTACCTTACAAGACCCATGGGTACTGAGAACTTTATCCATATCGGTTAGAGCGGGAGTGAACAAAGGATTCAAACTCGGCACTCTGGAAGGTACTCGGAAGAGCACTCTCGTTTTCAATGGTGATAGTTGTATCCTGTGCTTTAGTGAACACAGGGAAGCGATAGAAGCCACTGTCGAGGCTCAGTGAACCGATGGTAGATGAACCTACTACATCAGGCGTGAAGACGTTCTCGTAGGTATCACGGAACTTAGGGGTCACCTTAACTTTAAAGTAAGCTGACTTGTCGTAGTAGATAGCTCCGTTGCGTACCATCAGTTTAGCGGCATCAGAAGGACTCTTACCATTCCCTGCTTGGGCTTTAAAGAGCTGCTCAGAGAATACATATTTCATTGTATAAGGAATACCTACCCAGACGTTCTTGTTGCCTACAACAGCCTTGTTGAGTGTCACGGTGGATCCTACGTTGGAGCCCTGTAAAAGATAACCATCATCCGTATAGACTTCTACTGAGTCATCGTCAGGGGTGTATGGCAGGGTGATTTCAGTCTCACCATCAAGCACCGTAGCAGCTACTCGCATATCAAGGTGAGTTGTATAACCAGCAGGATCAGAAAGACCAGCAGCCATAGGCATTTTAAGTAGATTTGTCTCCCCGTTCTTTACCAAGAGGAGATACAAGTCAGATTCAATAAAGTCTAAGCCTCGAATGTTGCCAGCAAAGGTGAACTTAGACCAAGCACTCAGGACTTTCTGATTAGCGTTCCAGAAGTAATTATAGACGTAAAGGGAACTATCCTCGTCTTCACTAAGTACAATCACTGTCTCCTCCGATGTAGATCCTACAAGCTCTTTAATGTTTGCAGGTACATAGGCGGGAACGTGCTCTGTAATCTCAGCAGCCTCAAAAGTGTCTGTATTAGCGTTTGTAGCATACTCATTAACTCCTGTGTAATTACCTCGTTTGAATGGAAAGTAAATGTAGGAACCCAAAGGCAGAGGCTGGACGGTAGAATCTACGCTAAAGCTGGTAGCTGGAGAGATAGAGACAGTCTTAGGTGTCAACAGATCAGCCCCTTTAAGAACAAACTGAGAGTTGTCCGAGAACAACATTAAGTCACCTTGGAAGCCTACTGCGTGTTTGAGTTGAGTAACCTTGGTAGAGGATACATTGACATCAATAGGAGCATCATCAAGGAGTGTAGTAACTGTGGCTCGGTAGTGATTAAAGAACTGACCAGCTACTGAGAAGACAACAGAGTCATCTGTAAGGTATCCTAGACGGTTCTTGTGAAAGAATATGGACTTGATTTTCTTACCTACAAATGAAGGATGTTCGTTACTTTCATCGTCCCCAGAAGTGCGGTCATCGAAAGTACCTGTTTGAATAGCGAAAGCATTTAAGCCTGTGTTTATCAACTGGTGTGGCATTGTAGAAGCATCTAATCCTAGACTTACCTCGTCACCATTGGTTTCTACCCAAGAACCATTACCAGAGCCAGTGCCATCAACCGTCTCAAACCTTACATAATAATCGTCTTCGTTTAGTTCAATGTCGCCACGGACTCTTACCTTTAGACCATTAACGCAGTAGGTAGGGAGGTCTGTGATAGCATCTACTTCTTGATACACTAACCCTATACCTTCGTCGTTCAGGTCACTTGTAACTGAAATTTCCGTGACTGCTGCTGTTGATTTAAAATAGATACCTGTTTGTCCATGTTTAGCTGCAAAAGAACTTATATCTTTTACGACTGCGCCTCCTGGAAATGTGCTCGTCTTAAACCAGAGATCTCTCGCAAACCCTTGTTTTGCTACTTCATCTCCATTACTTGAATCACCAGTCTTAACTCCATACGAAGTTCCGTTATAAATAATAGTCCACTTAGTCTCGTAACCACCTTGTTTAATGAAGATGTATGGACGGTCAGATAGGGCTGTGCTAAGCGAACCGCTAGCGGCTACCTGCTGTGTCTTATTAAGAATAAAGGTGTAGTCAGCAACTGTAGTAAACTCAATGTCATCCTTAGGTGCACTAGAGTTGATGTAGGATGCTGATCCTGTAATAGTAGCTTCTACTCCAGTCTCAACGTTAAAGATACGTAGCGTACCATCGTGGATAGCTACATATTTCTCGTCCTCGCTTCGGTTAATAAAGTGTACCTTAGCGTTGGAGCTAATAGCACTTGTGAGTAACCTAGCAACGTGCTGAGTGTTAGGGCGTTTCTTCAGTCCCTCTGCAACAGAGCTAAGAGCATTTTCCTGCTCCTCACATTGCCCATCAAAACGAGTGGCATCAGGTTGTTGAGAGACACCTTGAATAAGGTTGGGAACCGAAGTATTAATTAAAGCCATTAGATAAGGTCGTAGTTACGGTTAATTCCAATTCTGGTTGCTACGTCGTAGCTGTCAAATATAGTTCTGTCAGAGCTACCGCTATCGAAGTCCATTAGTGCGGCATAAGCTTTGTATTCATCACGAGCGATAAGTGCTTCTAGCTCACGGGAGCCTACGATGCGTCCTTGGAACACACGAGAGGCACGCAAGGTGATATAACGACGAGCTGGCTCTGGTAGAGAGTCCCAATCAAGGAGACGTGTTTGGTTCACTTTGAGATCTTTAGTGAACACTGTGGTATTATTAGAACGATCAAAGAGGCTTAAACCACGCTGTACGACATCTATTGAGGTGTCGATAGGGTCTAGCTCAAGGATGTCCTCTGAGAGAGTTATAGTGCCATCCCCAGCAGGGCTCAGGGAGACATTTACTTCTGTGTTGAATTGCCAACCATCTGACTGAACCGCACGACTAATCTCATCAAGAGCAGAGATAGCTGTAGCAGCGGAAACAGGGAGTGCGTTGGTGTTGCTGATACTGTTCACAGGTGACTCACCAATGTGTCCTAGCATCGAATTTACTGCTTCTAGTTTAGATGTCAGATTAGGCATATTATTTATATAAAGTTAAAGAGTTAAAAAGAAGCCCCAAGGGGATTGTCCCAAGGGGCTTCAGATTAAGGGTTAGTTACTACGCAGGGAGAACCTTAACGGAGCACTCAGGGCGAAGAACGCCATGCCCCATTGCGTATTTAGCAACGAACAGAGTACCTTGACGTTGGATCTGGTACTCAGACTCAGTAGCCAAGTCGAGCAACTTAACAGTACCGATAGCTTCCTTAGTACCTGCAAGGAATCCCTTAGCGGAACCCGAAGCAAGAGCGGAGAAGTCACCGTTGTAGCCTTCGCCACCAGCGCCGAACACATCATTGTTAGATGCACCGTCGTTAGTTGCAACAGCAGAAGCATCACCAAGGTCGATAACACTGTCTAGGTGGTTGCTCTTGAAGAGGTTGATACCAGCGACCTGAGCGATCTTACCAGTTGCAACATTACCTACACCACCTGTGTCACGATTGATCGCAACGTTGTCAGAAGTGAGGAGAGTGTAGTACTGAGAAGGAGTCAGAACTGCGAAACGACCTTCGTCTGGAGCGTCTTTCTCGTCAAGCGAGCGAGCAACAGCGTAGAGCGAGTCAACAAGACCAGCAGCAGTGTCAGTAGTAGCACCAGAGATGCTTGTACCACCATTACCACCGATAGGCGATGTACCACCAGCAGCAGCGAAGAGAGTCTTCATTGTTGCGATGTCGAAGCGTTTAGCAAGAGCCTTACCGAGTTCCTTAGCGTAGATGCTACGGACGTCGTAGTGGTTCTTAAGCTCATCGATATTGGCGATGAATGTCGAAGCAATCAGAACGTCATCGATGTTGATGGTACGCTCAGCGTGCTTGATGGTTGATAGGTAGCTGTTAGAGCTATCCACGATGTCTTCACCAACAGTGTGGTACTTAGCGTCAGCGACACCTGTAACAGGGAACTGAGCTGTTTTACCAGACGAGATGGTGCGGACCATGTGGAGATCCTTCATTATATTTTGTTCTTCAAAGGTAGTGAGAATCTCCCCACTGAAAACTTTGAGAAAGAGACTATCGACGTCTCCAGAACCGTTTACTTGTCCCAAACGGGACGGGCTTGTATTTGCCATGATGTTATTATTTCTATTTTTGAGTTAGTTTACTTTGAGTAACTCCCAGAGTGGGGCTACAGTTGGGTGTTCTTTACTCACTTGGTTCACCGCTAGGTTATCCTCCTCGGAGGGCAAAGCTGTTACTTCTTGCGGATGGGAACGAAATTGGTTTATTTTTTCTTA